GAAAAGGGTTCAAACCCGCGCCAAACCCGAACTATTTACTGGATAAATATTACGGAAATCTGACGATTCAAGAATACCGTTCATTACTGAAAAGCCCGCAGATGATTCATATCGTGAATAAACCCCTTACGCATATTCTGCCGGAATTATACGAAGATAACAATGACTTTTTGGTGAATAGCAAAGTTATTCCGACGAATAGCCTGAAAATGAAAAAGAGGTATAAGACGATGGTGGTTCAGGGAAGCGGAGCGGAGTAAGCGTAGCGGAGCCGAATGGAATGGAATGGAATGGAGCCGAATAATATTTTATACGTATAACATAATATACGTATAAAAGAATGTCAAACAAAACCGAATCAGGGAAGAATGAGGAGGCAAATAAAATCGTCCTCTATGTCAAAAAAAACAAAACCGCGACCTATCCCACAAAATATGGAGTAAAATTTCAATGCGTTGAACTGATTCGCCGATTCTTTTCTATCCATAAAGGCATTACATTCCCGGATGTCGTAGATGCGGTCGATTTCTTCAAACGTATTACAGAATTCACAACAATAAAACCCCCGGTGACACCGGTTACATTGGAAACCTATGCGTATCCCTATTCGCGCCAGGCGTCATTTTATTTACGACCCGGCACTATTTTATTCTGGAAATATAGAAAACCGGACTATATCTATGGACACGTCGCGTTCATCTGGAAGACTAGTCCAGATACGAATGAAACCTATGTCGTTCAACAAAATCTGAACCCGCCTGTCAAAATATACAAAACCGAACAACTGTTTTCCAAAATGAACTCTCCTGTGAGTAAGTTTGCGGGTGTGAAAATTCTTCCAAAACAATACCTCGCGGGTATCCAGAATTTAGAATGCGTCGTCCATCGGTTATAATTTCGATGCCGCCGCTCCCGATGCCGCCGCTCCCGATGCCGCCGCGTTCTTTTTATCAAGCACCTCATTATATATCCTCTCCATTTCCTTCCGCCGATAATACATTTCCGACGATTTATCCATAAAATTTCGGATTTCTGAAAACCGAAGCTGATTCGCAGACGCCGCTACGGCCGCCGCCGGGTCGTTTACGCCATCGCCGCCGGCGCTATCACCGCCACTGCCACGCATATAGTCACGAATTACACGTTTCAAGTCATAGTTTGTGCGTTCTAATTCGGATACGACGCGTTCGTGAGTCATGTCGGATTGCGACATGATAATTTTCACCATCGTATCTAATACCGCGGGGGAAGGGACAGGTGCGGACATTCTCAATACAGTAATACAAACGTGTAACTTTATATACCTTTCCGAAAGAAATGTATTACACCTTTTCTCATTTGAAACGCCCATATAATATTATAATAATCATATAGATATAATCATATAGATATAATCATATAGATATAATCGCATATATACTATTATCAAATGCCTTATATTCTAGAAGTTCAAAAGTTCAACCCAGAAGGTCATAATACTTATCCAGAATGGCGTGGAAAAAGCGAGCACATTGGTTATATGAATAAAATATTCAAAACAAAACAAGAAGCGAGTGATTATTATGATAATTTTAATCCGCATATGCGACCTTTACACGCACCACACGACAAAACTTGGCGTAGCGATTGGGACCCTAATTCTTATCTAATGTATATTGTGAGAGAAAGATTTTACGAGTATCTAAAAATACCGCCTTTTGAAGATGTTAAAAAATAAATATTTGGTTGTATAAAAATGGGCGTTTGAAATGAGAAAAGGTGTAAAATTAGAATTAGAATTTGAATCCCGTGAAAATTAGAATTTGAATCCCGTGAAAATTGAAATAAATACATTAGAATATAAAGAATACAGCACAGATCATTTAATGTCCGGAAGCCCTAACTCTTCGTCATCTGCGTCGTCGTCGTCCAACACAAATATGACAATCGATATCCGCCCGATGATTGAGGATGTATCACAAGTGATGACAAAGCACATTACAAATATACTATCTGGTGTTATCGGAGAATACAATATTTACAAGGAGACCCATGAGACGATAATGGGGTTGCCGTGTGTTCGCAAACTACACGAACGCATCGCGGAATTAGAGGATGGAACTACCACGAATACTACCGCGCGGACTACCTGCGCAAACACTCGTGAAGATGAAATATCGCAATTACAGGGCGCGATTGCGGACTTAAACCGGTATATTCGCGCGCTTGAATCGAAGGTCGATATGAAATCGGTTGTCGTCAATAAAGAAGAAGATGAAGAATCTGTGAAACTCGAAATCCGTGAAGAAGACAGTGGAACTTCATCGGATGACGATACGGATGATGTGTGTATTGTTTCTTCCACACACAAGAATGTAATCATAAGCGCCGCCGCATCTGTGCCGTTCCTCGAAGCCGAAGCCGAGGACGCGGAGGCGGACGCCGAGGACGCGGAAGCCGAGGACGCGGAGGCGGATGCCGAAGCGGAAGAAGCCGAAGACGCGGAGGCGGATGCCGAAGCGGAAGAAGCCGAGGACGCAGAGGAAGCCGAGGAAGAAGCCGAGGACGCAGAGGAAGCCGAGGAAGAAGCCGAGGACGCGGAGGCGGATGCCGAAGCGGAAGAAGCCGAGGACGCGGAAGCCGAAGCGGAAGAAGCCGAGGACGCGGAGGCGGATGCCGAAGCGGAGGAAGCCGAGGACGCGGAGGAGGAAGCCGAAGAAGCCGAGGACGCGGAGGCGGATGCCGAAGCGGAGGAAGCCGAGGACGCGGAGGAGGAAGCCGAAGCGGAGGAAGCCGAGGACGCGGAGGAGGAAGCCGAGGCCGAGGACGCGGAGGCGGATGCCGAAGCCGAGGAAGCCGAAGCCGAGGAAGCCGAAATCGAAGTATCAGAAGTGAAAATCAAAGGAAAGACATACTTCACTACCGACGCGGTGAACGGTATCATTTATGCGTGTGTCGACGAAGACGTCGGCGATGAAGTCGGTGTATTCAAAAATGGTGTAGCCGTTTTCAACAAGGGTAAGAAATAAACACTGGTTTGGCGTATGAATATATATCTTCTGGGAGTAATATATACTATTTTTCATTATTCCATTTCATTCATTCCATTCCATTCATTCCATTCCATTCATTCCATTCCATTCCATATGCTCGAAAAAATATGTTCACCCGCACTTCTTTATTTAGCCTTTTCAATGGTCCAAATCACAATTGATTTATTCCAAGGCGAATATGAAACTTCCCTATTAAAATTCATTATTATGTTTATATTCACCGCTATATTGAATATATTATGTCTCAATGGATATACAAAATTGGTCTGGTTTATCGTGATTATTCCGATTATTTTACTCACATACATCAGCAGTGTATTGTTTTATGTATTCGGAATCAATCCCGGGAAGACGAGTGTGCGCGTTCAAAAGCAGCAACAACAGGAGCAACAACCGGCATCGCCTGCTCTTCCAAAATAACAACATAAAAACATTTTACCGTCTCTATGTATAAAGACAGTAAATCAATCAATGATTCATTCCATGAATACATACAATAATACCACCTATTCAGAAGAGATGACGCATTTACAATTCGTTTTTGCGCACTTTTCGCTCTATATACTTTTCCCATTGTTATATATTATAATTTCAACAGGAAATATTACGCCAATTATGACAGTATGGAAATTCATTCAATCTGGCATATTTGATGCCTATCGTCAACTCAAAGAGCGTTTAACCGATATTGTATATGCGACGTTACGCGCATTCGGACAGTATACCTTTAGCACGTATACAGTTGTTCGAAACGGTCGCGAGATTTATACCGCTTCGTCGATGTGTTTTTTTCGCCAAAGTGATATATCTTCCGTATACCGAATTGACCGCGCGAAATACAATGTGTGTAAATGGATTGACCGGCAATGTAGACAATACAAACTAGAGAACAATGACGAACGCCCCAAACTAACCGAGACGCATAACGATATTTACGACTTCATTTTACACAAGGTAGATGATGAGCCCTATACTCGCATTCATCGAGGCGATTTTTCGGGTAAGACACATACGTTGTCTACAATCCATTATCGAGAATTTTCGAAATCACATCAAATGGCAGATACTGCGATAGTGACAGTAAGTAGTAGTAGTATGTCGTCACCTGAACCCGAGACATTTACAATCAGCCTGAAATCACCATATCATTTTTTCGTCGAGAAGAATGAGTTCCTCGACAAGAAGTTTCTTCAATGGAAATTATATAATGAATGTGGGCGAAAGGATGTAGCAGACTATATCGGAGCCCCGCATACGAATTACAAAGTCGCGCTTTGTTATTGTATGTCGGAAAATACGATGAAACCGTTATATCAATTAAATGATAGCCATTCTATTCTTATTGGAAATAAATATATTGTAAAGGTGGATTCTGTATTAAGATGCCCTGTATTCGAATCAGGTGAACAACAGGTGTTTGATATTGACGGCATTCTTTCCAGTTATTACGATTGTTCTGACAGCGAGGACAGCGACAGCAGCGAGAGCGACGAGAGCATCGAGAACGACGAGGTCGAGGAGGTCGACCAAGGCGACGCCGACGCCGACGACCCTGAATTTGAAATCATCGAAAGCGAATGCGAAGGCGAATGCGAACGCAGCGAATAAAGAGTATAAAAAAAAATTGATAGTATAATATACGGTGTGTATTATCCCATCCACATCATTTACGGAAATTCTTCATTCCTCGTTCCTTCTCTACTACAACAATGACAACAATCACCGAAACCGAGACGGCGCCATTTCACAAATTGTCGCATCGCTGGACTCTATGGGCGCATCTCCCCCACGATACGAATTGGGCTGCGTCAAGTTATAAGAAAATCTACGAGTTTGATTCCGCAGAACAAGCCATCGCTATATTCGAAGTTCTGCCACCCAAACTCGTTATGAACTGTATGTTGTTTCTGATGCGGTCGGGTATCGTCCCGATGTGGGAAGACGCGCAAAACCGAAACGGTGGTTGCTTCTCATATAAGGTCGCCAATAAGGAGGTAAATAGTGCGTGGAAACAATTGTCATATGTGACGGTTGGAGAGACGATTTCTACCAATATGAACGTGATTCCGATCGTCAATGGAATCACCATTTCACCGAAGAAGAATTTCTGTATTATAAAAATCTGGATGGCGAATTGTAATTTCCAAAACGCGGGGATTATCCGCGAATTGGAGGGAATTACGGCACACGGGTGTTTGTTTAAGAAGCATACGCCGGAGTACTAACCGCTCCCCCGCTCCATCGCTCCCGCTCCCCCTCTCCATCGCTCCGTCACTTCGTTCCGCCGCGATTCCGTTCCTCCGCTGCTTCGCCGCTCGAGTCGGGAGTGGAGTGGGGTGTGGTGGTGGTGTATGGGTTACAAATAATAATGCTACTCGTAAGCCTTATTATTTTTATTATTATGATGCCGATTGGAGCGGCGAAGCAGCGGAGGAGTGAATCGCGGCGGAACGGAGTGACGGAGCGATGAGCGGGGGAGCGGAAGCAGCGGAGGAACGGAATCGCAGAGCCGCGCAGCGGGCGGAGCGATGGAGAGGGGGAGCGGGAGCGATGGAGAGGGGGAGCGGGAGCGATGGAGAGGGGGAGCGAGCGAACGGTCAATTCACCCACCCGTGGTCCCGTATATAATTGGGCGCGCGACAATCCATTATATTCATACCATTCGAATCAGAAATATAGCACGTGCTTATATTAGGTGGGTTACGAATTTCCTCTTGAAACAGATATATAACCTCCGGTTCACCATCAGGTAAATCAATACAAATATCGATGATAAATCCACCATCTTCTCCCACTCCCGCTTCTACTGAATCCGGTTTCATTTCAAAGACCAGATGATGGTTCTCTATTTTCATTTTATATTTGTCCCGATTTGCCAGCACCCATTTGTTTTGCGTATTTGGACTGATTGATACCGTATATCCCACAAAATATTCTGGAAAATAATGAAGAGGAACGTTGTCGTCGTGGATGGAAGAGACATGTATCGGGATACGTATTTGACGCAGAGTGTAATGCGTATAAGGCTGAAGTGAAGCAGGAATATCACTCGGCAGCCCACCCGCCGCTACTGCCGCTACTGCCGCAGCACGCACATTATACAATATAAAATGATACATATCCGTCGTAGGTCCATTATCTATATTCAGATAAGGTTGGTTGTATAGAAATGAAACCAGGAATCCTAATAGGAGGGGGCTTCTCGCCTGGGTATGGACCATAAATGCCTGAAATATGCTAGTGTTTCCCATACTTAAACACGAGTAGAATGTAGCGGGGGGCGCAGACGCAGTAATTTGCGATAATGACCGAAATGGAACCAAATCAATATCCGCGTAGACTCCGCCGTTAACATACAATTTACATAATCGCCACAAATCCGCCTTATACATTCCACGACGAATAGACAAAAACAGCTTCGATAACGTTCGATTAAATTGTGAGTCAAGAAATCGAATACAATCTACATCCAAACTAAAATCAATCGTATAATCCGTATTTAGTTTGCGCCACCCATTCAACACAGTGGGCGGTAAAATCGAATGGTATGTTGTATATATTGTTTTATTCATTGTTTCTTTCATTGTTTTTTCGATATTATTATCAGAGAAACATAGACATAATAATAGATTCGTTTTATATTACTATCTACGAGCTCGGCAACGGCGACAAGCATAATTTAATCGTCCCCAGTGACGCCACATAGTATTTCACCACCAGCGGCATATCATTGTCCAAATACATCTCAATCTGATTACACAAGTTGGTACATTTAATAAAATACCCCAGGTTCTTTAGCGAGAACTCCCCCTGAATAATCTTGCCTGAATCCTTCTTATGAAGAAACTCCATACTCCCGTCCGACTCTACGCGCCTCACCTCCGCCGTCGCGAACTGCCCCGAGCACCTGAATATCAGCTCATTCCCTACCGATTTAATCTCCAGCTTCTCCGAAATACACGAGAGGTCGCGGATAATCTTCTGGAAATCGCAGGATGGGAGGTTAATGACGCTAGAAAACACGACTTGGGGCTCCACCAAGTCCTCGGGGTCGGGCTCAATAAGCCGGAGTTTCTGCGTCTTACACTGCTTGATATCGCCATTCTCGAATTTCAGCCCCAGATACGAAACCACGCCATCATTGTAGTCCTTCTTCTCAATGTAAATTGTAAGTGTGTCGTCATTGTCAATCGAATTAATGAGTTTAAACAGGTGGAACATATTCACGCCAATGATGATTTTGTCAAGAGCGCATTCATAGAGTTCGAAGTTTACAGCTTCCAGGAACATATGCGCCAACATCGTGTGCGATTTATCCATATTGATGATGCGAATCCCGTCCTTCTGAAACGTAATATTTGTCTCAATGAGGATTTCCTTTAGCGCGCACATTAACGTTCGCACGGGGGCGATTTGGACGGTTTTAATGACGAGAACATTGTCGGAGGCGGATCCGGAGGCGGAGCCGGAGCCGGAGCCGTAGGCATCTGAAGCGACGGCAGCGGCGGCGGCGCCTCCCCCCCCGGTGTATGGTGCGTTTGAATTGGAAAAACTCATCTCTTTATACATAACATTTCAAAAATCTTTATATCTATTTATGCGTAGTATACAATAACATAGATAGGCTGAAAATACAAAATGATTCACACTCGTAAAAAAAGAGCACGAACGCGAACGACGCATACGCGAGGAAGAAGAGCGCCCGAAAGGAAATCCGGCGACGTCGACGACACCGCCGCCGCCGACGGCTGGATTCGCGTGAGTGTCCGCGGCGCCCCCTATGAACGCGGCATTTCCCACGGAAAGCAAATCCTCGCCGCCGACCCCACAATATTCACCCGGATGTTCTCCACCTACGATTTCCTCTTCCGGCAAGGATACGGCCGTGATATTGACTTCTTCTACGGTCTCTGTGACGACTTTTATATCCCCATCATTAAAAAACGGTATCCGAAGATATTCCGAGAGATGGAAGGGATTGCGGCGGGGGCTGGTCTCGACGTGCGTCAGGTCATCCTCGTGAACGTTTATATGTCGCTCCCCTATTTCTACGCGCATTTATTGCGGTATATTGATACGCCGAAATACCGCAAGAAGTATGCGGACGTCATCCGCGACGAACTCGCCATCGCGGCCAATCCCGCGGCCCTCTCCGCCCGCGCCGCGCGCTTGGACGAATTCAAGGACCGGTGTTCGCTCATTATGGCCGTGGGTCCGGGGTGGACGAAAGACGGCGGGATTGTATGCGGGCACTCCTCCTTTAGCAATTTCCTGGACGCCCAGTTCTGTAATGTGATTTTACGCATTGAGCCGGAGGCGGGGGACGGGGTCGCAATGGTGATGCAGAGTATGCCTGGCGGTGTATGGAGTATGACCGACTTCTTCGTGACAGGCGCGGGAATCATGGGCAGCGAGACGACCATTCGCGGATTCAATGCCTTCCGGCTACGCGACCCTATTTGCTGCCGTATTCGCGAATGTATGCAATACGGGAAGACTTTAGAAGAATATGCCGAGAGATTACAGAAACGGAATTCGGGGGATTATGCGTGTTCGTGGATGTTCGGGGAAACGCGCGCGAGTGGCGGTGGCAAGCCACGCATTATGCGCGTAGAACTCGGACTGAATTACGTGAATGTAGAAACGACGCGCGACGGGTTCTTCGCGGGGTTCAATTCAACCTATGACGAGAGAATTCGGAATATAGAATGCTCTTCGGCGTTGTCATCCACCGCATCGACGGGCGCGTCGGGAACGGGGATGATTGACGGGGGCGGCGGCAGCGGGTTCCGCGACATCACGTCCAGTATCGGGAACCGCCGGGTCCAATTGGAGAAACTGGCGGAGAAGTATCGCGGCCGGATAGATACCGACGTTGTCAAACGTATTCTCGCGGACCATTATGACAATTATTTAGGAAAAACGGCGCCGAATTCGCGGACGATTTGTAAACACGGATACGGAAGCGGAGCTGGAGTGGATGGAGGGGGCGGAGCTGGAGCTCCATATAAACCCGTAGGCGCCTATGACACAAAAGTCGCAGATAGCGCGTTCATTCGCCGGATGTCGTTTTTGGCGCATTGGGGGCCGCCGTGTGGGACGCCGTTTTTAGTGAAGGAACATATGAAGAAACACCCCGAGTGGAAAGACTGGGCGGAATATTTAGCGGATTTTCCGAAGAGGGGGTGGGTGGAGGCGTGAGGAAAAAATCGCGTTCCACTCGCAGGCGTTGAAAAATGTATTGGAAGAATAAAATAATGAGAATATCTATATCCGATATCGCAACAATATTAATTTATGAATAATTTCGGGAAAGGGGTGGACAATTTTTACTCAACTTCGCAACAGGATGAACATCCGATTTATACTTTATACTTAAACCCCATTGATTATGGTGAATATAGTCTAGATATGGGAAACACACAGATATTATTATCCAAAGATGAAAAAGACAGACTGGTCGAATTAATAGGTGCGAATGCTACCATAGGTACTAGAGGTAATACTTTGTTATATGCCGACAGTGGCCAACTAAATACAGTAAGGAATCAGGTGGGTGGTTCCCGCCGTCGCCGCCGCCCTTCGCGCAAATACAAGAAATCGGCCAAGCGCGTATTTAGGAAGAAATCGCGTTCCACTCGCAGGCGTTGAAAAATGTATTGGAAGAATAAAATATTGAGAATATGTATAAGAGACGATAAGAAAGATGGTTATTCGTAAGGTTAGTCGCAAGAATAATAAAAGAAGAAAGATTATGAGAGGGGGGGAGCCCCCTGGAGTAGATCCAGCCCCTGGAGTAGATCCAGCCCAAGTAGCATTAGTTGAACAATTAGCATCGAAAGCACTAGCCCGTGGTAATCTGCAGATGGTCGCCGCAGACGCAGCCGCAGCCGACGGCGCAGGCGCAGCCGCAGCCGACGGCGCAGGCGCAGTCAACCACCCAGGCGAAGTCGAAACCCCAGGCGCAGTCGAAACCCCAGTCCCAGACGTAAACGCAGCCTTAACCGAAAACGCAGCCGGACCCGCAGACCCAGCCGCAGCCGCAGCCGCAGGCGCAGACGCAGGCGCAGTCGAAACCCCAGTCCCAGACGTAAACGCAGCCTCAACCGAAAACGCACCCCCACCCCAACCCGCAGACCAAGTCACACCCATAGGCGGTCGCCGTCGTTCCAAGCGCCGTCGCCAAAAGAAGTCTGCCAAAAAAAGCAAGAAGGGCGGCCGTTCTCGCAAGAATTGCGGCTCCAAGAACCGTCGCAAGTATTCGCGCAGGCGCTAAATAGGTTATTCCATTATTTTTTCCGCAATGTAGCAAAAATAATGGGTTTGTTAACGACGACGGGTGGTGCGGCGGGTGTGGCTGCGGGTGCGTTTGGTGGAGAGGCGGCGGCGGGAGCGTTTGGATGAAGATCGGTGGCGGGTGCGTTTGGATTTACCACTGCCACCACCAGGCCTCCAAGGTGGATTATTAGGAGGATTATTAGGAGGATTATTAGGAGGATTATTAGGAGGATGAGAATAGTAAAGATTATGTTGGGGATTACTTCTTCTATAACATTTTGACCCATATTTACATCTTTCTTTTGCGAGTTCGGGGCGTTGTTGTTGCCCGATAATGGGTTTTGTAGGTCCTGGGGCGTCATTCTTGTTAACTGGCTTTCGGGTGTCTTTCTTGACAACTCGCTGCGGGGGCGCTGTTGTGTAACGGAATTTACTGGTTTCATCAGTAAGTGTTAACAATGGTTTTAATTCTGTCTTAACTATTTTACGAGTTATACCTGCGGCTGTTTTGGCATCTACTAGGGCCATAATTTCATCCCATGATTTAGTATCAGGTTTTGGTTTTGGTTTTGGTTCATCATCAGGCACAGTAGGACATCCTAATTCCCTTAACTTATGATTACATATTACAGATATTGTAATCTGTATCGATATATTATCAGGTACGTCAATTTTTAACTGTTCAGTAAATATGTTATGAATAGCATTGATTATGGCTCGTATTTCGTCTCTTGATTCCGTTGTTATCATCAAAAAATTATCAATATCAATAACCGCTGCGTTTAATATACGTTCGTTGTCTGTCAATCCAACAAGGTCTGCCAACCGAGATAATGAATCACATAATTCCGAAGAACTGGGACCTAGTTTTAGAATACGCCACGCAAAATAGTGAATAAATTTCAAAAATAAGACGGATATTATTGGGTCTCCTCTGGATTTTATAATTGTGTTTACGGTTCTATCACTGTATGTATTTATTACACTATATGGTTTTGATTGCTTATTAAACAATTGATAGAAAGCATCGTTAATAGATATTCCTTGTGATGTATGTTGCGATTTAAAAACATTCATGATAAGGTCGTTTGTAGCAGGAACAACACTTGCCGTTTCCCAGAATAATTCGAATAGTATTTTGAATAACGATTCTTCATCATTTGAATAATCCTTACTTAATTCTGTGTTATAATAATTAACTCTTTCTTGTGAAGGGTCTTCCATATGTATTATTAATAACCACCCTCAAACAATAATAAAACTATATATATTCATACTATTAAATGTCATCAACCAATCCCGCCACCGCTTCCCTCCCCGACACCATCGCCATTCTCTCGGAGATATGGAATACAAACGCGGCCATCCCCGGCAACGAATATATCCTTGAACGAATCCACGCCTATGTGAAAACACAGCTCCCGCAATCCATCAAAAACTACCAGGCCGCGCACGCCGAACGCGAAACCCGGAAGAAATCTCTCGCAGTCACCGCCGACGAAATAACCGAGACATTCTTAAACAGAACGAAATATTTCTATTGTCCAGCATCCGAGTTGTATTTCACGTATAACAACCAGGTTCGGTATTCACTGATACACGAGGATGAGATTCATCACCGCATTCTATCAGATATTACAGTATCAGACGTCACCTCCGCCTCCGGAACAAGCGCAATAAAATACCGTATCAAAAACAAAATCATCAAAAGCATCCAATCCCGCGATATTCTCTCCTCCATCCCCGAATCCCGCACCATCCAGAATGTCATCGGGCTCCTCTACCCCGCGCTCTTCCGCACCCGCGATCACGCCAAGTATTTCCTCACCATCCTCGGCGATATTCTCCTAAAGAAGTCCGCGTCGGCGTCGGCTTCCGCTTCCGCGTCCGCTCTCGTCTACTTCGTCCCCCCCGTCGCCAAAGAATTCATCAAAGATTTGGGCGCGGAGGCGAGCGGACTCTTCGGGTTAAACTCCGGTGCGTTTTCCACCGTATTCAAGTTCAAATATTATGAGCACCAGTATAAGGATTGCCGGATTGTGGATATCGACGCCACCGCGACTGCTGCGTCCGTCTCCGCGCACCACCGTCCCACATTCCTCCATCTCTCGCATATGCCTGAATTGAAATCCGCCGTCATTGACTTATTCTGTGTTGCCGCGCATTATTCGCACCGGTTCGGTAGTGCGGACGGGTTTTTAGATCATCATTGTAAGACGCCTGGGGTCGCATTTCACGCGCTCTATTTGCGTGACCGCACCGACCCGCAAATCATCAGCGAGTTTGTAGAATACGCGACAGAGCCCGCATCCGCCGACCACGAGATTTCAATGACGAATATGTTGTATTTGTGGAAGATGTATCTCTCGGAGTTTCGTTTGCCAACGATGTTTTTTGCCGCGACATTGCGGGCGAAGCTGGCGGAATACGGCAAAGCCATAGCGGACGCATTCCCCCACCGCACCAGCCGCTACCTCCCCGTCGTCTGCCAGTTTCGCCAGTTTTGGGGCGACCATTGTGTCGTAAATGATACAGAAATAGAGTTGGAAATTGATGAACTTTCAACACTATTCAAGGACTACGCCGCCGCGTCCGCTTCGGATACCACCCTTCTCGGCATACTCCGCCATTTCTACCCCGATGTCGTGATTGAAGACGATAAGTATATCCTAAATGTGGGGTGCGGGCTGTGGAACAAGAACGCCGAAATCAACGGATATCTAGAAGAATTCCGCGACCATTGCGTCGCCCTGAATCTCTCGTTCCCTCAACCGTTATACAACGCATACGAATATTATTGCGGGAAGTGCTACATGGTAGCGAAGCGGCGCATTATTAGCAAGCGGTATTTCGAGAAGTATTTCGTGGAGGAATACGCCGAATACCTGGACGATAACGGGATGATTACGATAAAGTGGTGGGCGGTGGATGACGACGACGACGACGACGACGACGACGACGACGACGACGACGACGACGCGACCGCATTGTCATAAAAGTTATATAGAATCGCGCATTAGACCCAATGCGTCATCGAACCGCCACCGCCACCGCCGCCCTCGACTTTCATAATCCGCCCTCCTTCAATGTATATTTTCTTATGAAACGACGCCGCGAATTCAGAATCATGTGTCACCACAATCATCGTGGTCTTTTTCGCCATTTCATCCATCATCTGGATGACATATTTCTTATGAAACGCGTCCACCGCAGCGGTCGGCTCATCCATAATCGTAATCGGTTTGTTACTCAAGTAGCTCCGCAATAAGTAAATAATCTGGCGCTGGCCTCCACTCAATTTCTCGCCTCTCGCCCCCGCCATCGTATCCAATCCCTGGGGCAGTTTCTTAAACACGTTCATTATTTTAAGGCGGTCCAGGATTTTGACGACTTCTTCTTTCGGCGTATTGGTCGCGTAGCATATATTATCCAGCACCGACCGATTGAATAACACCACTTTTTGGGACACAATGGATAGTTTACTTCGCAGGTATTCGCGGTTGATATTGCGACTATCTTCCCCGTCAAAGAGAATCTGCCCTTCGGTCGGCTTGAAAAACCCGGACAACAATTTTATAATGGTGGATTTTCCGCTGCCGTTTGTTCCGATGATGGCGACCCGGTCGCGCGGGTTGATTTTAAAAGAGACATTGTCGAGGGTTTTCGGGTGGTCTTCGCCGGAAATGTCGGTAGCAGTGGGCGTAGCCGCCGCGCCATCTCCCGTGGGCGTCCCCGTAGCTGTGGCCGTGGCCGCGTATCTAAACGACACATTTTTAAACTCAATATCCCCCGTAATCGGTATTTCTGTTTTATGACCGGTATTATCGGCCTTATCCACTAAAAGTTTGCGAATATCCATTTCATTTTCGGCAAGCTTGCCATACTCCGCAATCACGAGAATGCTTCTCTGCGCCGATGTCTTGATATACCGAATGAAAAACAACATAATAATGATGACCTTTATCGTGGATGTTCCGTCGATTTTATGATTTTTATACAAACGAAGAATGACATATACGTATATTACCAGTATGATTGTAACGATAATTGACATCGCATATCCTCCCTTGGATGTGCTCCATAGTTGAGTTTCGTGTGCGTCGTCGTATATACTGTGTTTATTCGTCAAGAATTCCTTTTCATCCTTGATTTTCTTAGTACATATAATACTAATAGAATTACTCAATACGTCATCAATGTTCGACATCAAATTCTTCTCTTCGTTTTCACGTTGCTCGGACGTGTTCTTCGTATCCAATAAAATATAGTAATACAGAATGAAAAACACTACAAAAACGAGTAAGGTCATCGCGCCAATCAGCGGGTCCAAATACAGTATATACCCGAGAATTACGATTGTAGTAAGCACAAACGTCACAACCCAGTAAATAAACCTGCCGGTAAATGACGTCACTGTATTCGGTATCTTCAATGCTTTAATGATGTGATTAGATATGTCTTCTTTTTCATAGTTCACTTCGATATTCTTGAAGATGACGTCGATTAACTCGAATCGGATGAACTTCTCCATCATTGGATAGTAAATCTTGTCGAAATAATTACTGACCATATACACGGTATCCACGAATACGCTTAATCCGGCTATCTTCATTAGAATCGTAATAGAATTCGTGTATTCTAGATTATTGACGGCGGATGTAAATTTCGAAAATAGGTCGGATAATACAATCATCTCAATGGGATTACATATGAGCGTTGTTATGATTGTAATGAATACCCATATTTTGTTCTGTTGTAGGAAATCTAAAATATAACCGATGATAATGTTATTATTTGTGAACATAGAATTATGGTCCTGGTTATAACCTCCGATAATACTATTATAACGTTATAATACTATTATAACGTCCGATAATAATAGTATTACAACACTGACGGACACGGTTAACGCCTCTTGGGGGTAGCGACGAGACGACTACGCTTGCCTGACTTAGAGTTAATCTTAATGGCGCCGAACTTTCCCTTACGAGCAGTGTAGCCATACTTGCGCAGACGGTTCTCCTTCTTCGCGGTCACGTGCTTCTTCGCGGAAACAATACGGCCGTGCTTGTTGAAAATCAATTCTGCGCGGGTAAGATTCCCGGGGGTCTTATAGGCAGTTCCGTGCCAGACTTGGGCGCGAGATCCCTCCAACATTTCATATTTCTTGCCATGCATGTGGTAATAACCATCATCACTGCGGTCGCAACGTTTCACCATTTTGCTAAATCTCTCGTTATAAACTATCATTAGAAAATATCGTTCGCTCACTCATTCATTCATTCACTCACTCATTCATTCCATTCATTCCATTCATTCCATTCATTAGAAGGAATTCGTCACCGGTGCGCCAAACCCGCCAGGAGCCCCCGACCATCTACCGAATCGGTTCTGATTATTCACCGCATATACCTTTTTCACATTTTTGGTTTCAGTGGCGACGCGGACATCTTGCGCATACCGCATCTTCTTTGTTATATTCGTGTTATTCGTGGATGTCGCCATTCCGGCGGTAGGATTCGTGAGGGTGGGGCACTTAAAATATGGAACGCGGAACGGGTCATTAATGACGACGGGATTGCCCGATGCGTCATATTGGACGAGTGCGTCGCCGATGCGGTAAATATCATTACAGGTGAGACCCATCCCGTAGGTGGTGCGATATCGTGGAGCGGCCATAGCGAGCGGAGCGGAGTCGGCGGTGTATCGTTCGCGATACATATTCACCGCAAAATAAAATTGAACGTGATTTAAACATTTTGTCGGAATGAAGTATACCCAACCCTTTGGTTTCATTCATTCATTCATTCATGCCACCTAAAGTCAGTTCTAAATCCAGCGCCGGTGCTGCCGCCGAAGACCTCCAGAAATACCAAAAGATGACCGACCGCGAACACATTCTCAAAAAACCGGACACCTATATTGGAACGATTGAACCCACAGAGACAATAGAATACATAATGGACGTAGCACCAGCCACCGCCGACCCCGCCGCCGTCGCCGCCGCTCCGACCCTCCTGACCCGACGCCCGATCACCTACATCCCCGGATTATACAAGCTCTTTGACGAAGGTATGGTAAATATGCGCGATCACGTCGTCCGCCAGGCCCAAGCCGTCGCCGACGGCAAACCCGACGCACTCCCCGTCACTACTCTAGAAGTCGAAATCGACCCCGCCGATGGAACGATTCATATGACAAACGACGGCAATGGCATCGATGTCGCCCAGCACCCCGAACATAAACTATGGATTCCCGAAATGATTTTCGGCCATCTTCGCACATCAACCAACTACGATGAAAACAAGAAGGAGAAAATCGTCGGCGGGAAGAATGGGTTCGGGTTCAAACTCGTCCTCATTTGGTCCGTGTGGGGGCGAGTGGAGACCGTCGATCACGTCCGCGGTCTGAAATACTGCCAAGAATTCCGGTCCAACCTCACGGAAATCGTGCCCCCCGTGGTCACGAAATCCAAGGTCAAGCCTTATACCCGCGTCAGCTTCCGCCCGGATTACGCGCGTTTCGGACTCCCCGCCAACAACCTCACGGCAGATATGGCCGCGCTGTTCCTGAAGCGCACCTATGATATCGCCGCAGTGACCGACAAGACCGTGAAAGTCAAATACAACGGCGCACTCGTTCCCGTGCGTCATTTCCAGCAGTATGTTGACTTGTATATTGGCGCGAAGGGGGTGGGCAGCGAGGGTGGCGGCGTGAAGCGCATCTATGAGTGCCCTGACCCCCGCTGGGAATACGTGGTCTGCCTCACGACCACCGACGAGTTCGCCCACGTCTCGTTCGTAAACGGGATTTACACCCCCCGCGGCGGCAAGCACGTCGAGTATATCACCAACCAAATTGTCCGTAAACTTGCCGAGGTGATCAAGAAGAAGAAGAAGGTCGACGTCAAGCCGAATACAATCAAGGAGCAATTGATGCTCTTCCTCCGCTGTGATATCGAGAACCCGTCGTTTTCCAGTCAAACAAAAGACGAACTCGGCACAGCTGTCGCCAATTTCGGCTCTAGTTGTAAAGTGAGCGACGAGTTCATCGAGAAACTCGCGAAGATGGGCGTGATGGACGCTGCGTGCGCGCTCACCGAAGTCAAAGACACGAAAGCAGCGAAGAAGACCGACGGCGCGAAGACGCGCACCATCCGCGGTATCCCTAAACTCGTAGACGCAAACTATGCGGGGTCGCCGGACAAATCCGCGCAGTGTACCATTATCTTATGCGAGGGTGATTCAGCGAAAGCGGGTATCATCAGTGGGTTAAGCAAGGAAGACAGGAATTATATCGGCGTCTACCCGATGAAGGGCAAACTCTTCAACGTCCACGGCGAGACGACGAAACGAATCGCGGAGAATCGCGAGATTACGGAAATCAAGCAAATCCTCGGATTGGAAGCAGGAAAGACGTATACACCCGCAGATGTTGCCACACGGCTGCGTTATGGCAAGGTGCTGTTTATGACCGACCAGGATTTAGACGGCGCGCATATCCAGGGTCTCGGAATCAACCTCTTCCAGACAGAGTGGCCGTCGCTCACGAAGATTCCCGGATTCATCGGGTTTATGAATACACCCATCCTGAAAGCGAGGCGCGGGGCACAAGAAGTGCTCTTCTATAATGACGGCGAGTTTGATGCGTGGAAGAAACAGTTCCCCGGGGAGGTTGTCCCCGCGGGATGGTCCACGAAATATTATAAAGGTTTAGGCACGAGCACCGGGAAGGAATTCAAGGAGTATTTCGAGCATAAGAAGATGGTCGCGTTCGTCCATACAGGTCAATCCTCCGATGACCGCCTGGATATGGCGTTCAATAAGAAGCGCGCGGATGACCGGAAGGAGTGGTTGTCGAATTATTCGCGCGAGGCGTTCCTTGATACATCCAAACCGGCGATTCCGTATGAAGAGTTCATCGACCGCGGTCTCATCCACTTCTCCATCTACGACAATGAGCGTTCTATTCCCAACCTGATGGATGGACTGAAAATATCGCTGCGTAAAATCCTGTATGCGGCGTTCAAGAAGGGGGGTCTCAAAACCGAAATAAAGGTGGCGCAATTCAGTGGTTACGTATCCGAGCATTCGGCGTATCACCACGGCGAGGCGAGTCTGAATGCGGCGATTGTGGGGATGGCGCAGAACTTCGTCGGCAGTAACAATATCAACTTATTCGAACCCAACGGTCAGTTTGGCGGGCGCTTGAAAGGTGGTCAGGATTCTGCGAGTGAAAGATACATCTTCACCCAACTCAATAAGCTCACGCGCCTCATCTACCGCCAAGAAGATGACGCGGTGTTGTCGTATATCGACGATGACGGGCAGATGGTGGAGCCTATATACTACGCGCCGGCGATTCCGATGATTCTCGTCAATGGAAGCAAGGGAATCGGCACGGGATTCAGCACGGATGTTATACCGCATAATCCGCTTCAAATCATTGCGTATATTCGGGCGATGCTTCGCGGGACTCCGGACGCTGACCGCCCGGTGATTGAGCCGTATTTCAAGGGGTTCAAGGGAACCATCAAGAATATCGCGACCTCCGGTGCGTCCACATTCCACGTGGCCGCTAGCTCCGGTGCTCCGGCTCCGGCTCCGTGCTCCGGTGGCTCTGCCACCTACGCTAAATACCTCATCAAAGGCACCTACGAAATCATCGCCGACCGTAAAGTCCGCATCACCGAGCTCCCCATCGGGACCTGGACAGACGATTATAAAGAGTTCCTAGAGAAGTTGATGGAAGCGCCGGTGGCGAGTGACAAAGACAAGGCCGGTGCCACCGGTGTCCCCGTTCTCAAAGAGTATACGGATATGTCAACCGACTCTGTCGTGGATATCACCGTTACGTTCCATCCGTCCTATCCGCATACGCCGAAAGATCTCCAAGCAGTGGTCGTGGATGCCGACGCCGGAACGAACAAACTGGAGAAGCTCCTCGGGTTATTCACAACACAAAGCACCACGAATATGAACCTCTTCGATGCGCGTGAAAAACTGCGGAAATATGCGACAATCTACAATGTCATTGAGGATTATTACGTGGAGCGCCTCTCCCTGTATTCAAAGCGCAAGGCCGCAATGCTGGCACAACTCGGCAATGAACTGCGCGTCCTCACGAACCGCGCCCGGTATATCCAGGAAGTGCTTGACGACAGCTTGGAATTGCGTCGTCAGACGAAGGAGGCTGTATTCGCGAAGATGACCGCGCACGGATACGAGCACATCGAAGGCGACACCGAGTTTAAATATTTGCTGAAAATGCCGATGGATAGTGTGACGGATGAGAATGTCCGCCACCTTCTGGCCGAGCGCGACTCCAAGCGCGCGCAACACAAGGGACTCACCGATACGACGATTCATGCGTTGTGGACCAAGGACTTGGATGAACTGGAGACGGAGTATAAGAAGTGGGCGGCGGCAGCGGAGGCGGCGGCGGCGGGCACAACGACGGGCGCGAGCGGAGGAGGCGCGGCGGCAACGAAGAAGAAGATGGTGGTGAAAAAATGAAGAACAGTAATACAGTAATCGGAATAATAATAAATGTTTTTTTTATTTTTATTATTATTTTCGCGTAGCTCCATTCGCCTCGCCTCGTACGGGGAGCCATATACGGAGCCATATACGGAGCCATATACGGAGCCAATATAGAGCAAGACCGCGAACGAGGGCGAAAGGAGGGCGAAACGAGGCGAAGCCGAGTGGAGCAACGAGTGGAGTCCCTCGTGAGCAACGAGTTCGCACTAAAACCACGGCTTCAACTCCAGCGTCTTGTGCTTGTAATCCGAGAAATTCGGCCGCGCCATCGGTGTATACATATTACTCACATCACGCTTATACTGGATATATCCCTCCGCCTCACCGTGGACCCGAGGAACACAATATTCAAATACTAATTCATTCAACTCGATAATCTGCTCGCGGATGGCAGTCGGCGCATTGGCCGAATTTTGGAGATAAATCGTCCGCATAATGATGCGCAGGGTATCGCAGTCCTGTTCGCCGACGACATACTTGCCGCGCGACCTCTGATACACACCCGCGCGGATTCCATTCTGGATAATCTGCATATTCTCCTTGCTAAAGAATGCGTTGGAAAGCGGCGTGTTCTCCCAGATGCCGTTGAGTGCGTCACGGTACGTCACGCATTGATGGACCGGATTTTTATCATAAAGGGCGAACTGGTCCTGTGTTTGGGGGGTGACAATATCCAGACGCCCGTTCTTTGGTTGTCCGATAAATGTCTCTTCGGGGAATGTGCGATACTCAAACCGGTTCATTATACGGATATATACTATTTTATGTACAGTTAATTATATAGAGTATTTATATAAATTATATAGAATATATAATAGTAGTAGTATGGATTTCATTTCAAAAGCGAAAGATATAGGTTCGTCCGCGTTTGGAAGCGCGTCATCTGGTGCGAGTGGCAGCGGCAGCGGCAGTGGCGGCACAGGGATGTTTAGCAACTTTTTCAATCTCTCCATTCAGAAGATGGTGTTGATATTGGCGGTCATCGCGTTCGTTATCTCGGTGGGAACTGTCGCGATTTTGCTCTGGAAGTCAAAGAGCTCGCAACAATGGCCACCTGAAATCGCGAAATGCCCGGATAGGATGGAATTAAATGCTTCGGGTGATTGTGTTGATAATTATGGATTAGGGGCGAATAATTATAAACCGGATGCGAGTAATTGCGAAAATTACAAAAAGAGTATTTCATTATCCTACTCAAATGCTGGAGACGGAGGGTATGTTCCGTGGGAGGGTATTGTTGACGGTAAGGCGTCGCGTGCGGCATCACTAAAGTGCGCTATATGAATACAATGACATAAACCATCGGTTATTTATTTTATGTCATCGAATGTGGTGTGCCTGTCTGCGCGTATGCGCTTTCGCCTATAGGCGGCCGTATGCGCCTGGTGCGGCACTTGACGCGGCCTTCGCCACTGCGGGAAGAGAATCAGACGGCGCGCCACCAACCCCGTAGGAACCCATCTTCATATTGCCAGTGACGCACATCGAGTAGAACAGACGGCTCTGGAAATACATCAGGGCGTATACCAGAATCATCAAGAACGAATACACTCCGCTCATTATCGTGATTTTTCCCCTAAATAAGAGCACGAGTGATGAAATGAACCCTAGACCCGCCACTGCCAAGAAAATAAAATTCACGACAGTAAGCCAGTAAAATAGCAAACAATAGTCCTTATCGAGAGGCGCAAATAACTGTTGAATCGCGTCCATTTTCTGAATATACTCGGTTATAATATATAAAAAGATAAATTTGTGTGTAAATAGCGTCATTTCGTGTAATGGAAATTGGTTCAAAATCTCTCGGGGCCGGGAATTACACAAACTTCCTCGGACGTGAATCCATCTACAACAATATCCGCGATTTCCTAGCCTCTTTCCAAAAAAACAAAGCAGACCTTACATTCAAGCGCGGCATCTATATCTATGGCGCGCCAGGCACCGGAAAAACCGAATTCGTCATCCGCCTACTTAAAGAACTCGGCTATGATATGGTGAAATACGACGCAGGCGATATACGCAATAAATCCATCATCGACTCCATCACCCAGCATAACATATCCGATAAGAATATCATGTCCATCTTCCAGCGTAAAGTCCAGAAAATCGTCGTCGTTATGGATGAACTCGACGGTATGAATAACGGCGACAAGGGCGGGATTACATCTCTCATCAAACTTATTCGCCCCAAAAAGACGAAGAAGCAGAAGCAGGAGGAAATCACGATGAACCCCATTATATGTATCGGGAATTACCACATTGACAAGAAAATCAAAGAGCTGATGAAGGTGTGTTATGTATACGAGTTGAAGACACCGACCCCTGCGCAAATGACGCGCATTATTGATATGACGATACCGGATATTGACGCGGCGACTTTGAAAAACATCATCGCATTCGTCCAGGGTAATCTACGCAAACTTGGCGCCGTGGCCGAGATGAGTAAAAAGTCGAACACGATACTCGCGAATAATATACTCCACGCGATATTCCAGCCGAAGACCTATAATGAGGACATCAAGAAAATTACCGAAAAATTGATGAATACATCCTATCCGATATCAGAGCATAACGTCCTCATCAACGAGACGGACCGCACGACGATTGGGCTGTTATGGCACGAAAATGTGATTGACGTTCTCGAGAAATTGCCCGTCTCGGTATCCGCGCCCTTTTATAAACTCGTCCTCGACAATATCTGCCAGGCGGACTATTTTGACCGCATTACATTCCAGAACCAGATTTGGCTATTCAATGAATTGTCATCCCTGATTAAAACATTTTACAACCACCACCTTTATCACAAATCGTTCCCGAAAAAGGCGCGGTTTCATCCTACGGAAGTGCGATTTACGAAGGTGCTTACAAAATACAGCACGGAATACAATAATCAATTATTTATACAGAACCTGTGTATCCAGCTATCGATGGACCAGAAGGACCTCTTTGCATTTTTCTTGACGCTTAAAAAGCAGTATTCCGAGGATGAAATTCCGCGCATATTGGAAATGTATGAAATCACGAAATTGGACATCAATCGTATCTACCGGTATTTAGACAAATATATGGAGAAAATGGAGTCGGATTGCGAAAACGAAGCGGACCGAAGTGTCGATGGCGGCGATATTATCACTGCGGAAATACGCGTTTGAATAAGTCCAAAAAGATATTACCAATATTTAGAAACATTCCATTCCATTCCATTCCATTCCATTCCATTCATTTCATGGGCGCATCTATCTCTTTTGATTCCAAATATCGCTTAATCCTAGATACTGAAGTAGAATGTATTTCTACAAATACGCCAACAACCAGCTCGGATAAAAAGAAGACCAATGGCGGCGGGAGCCGGAGCCGCCGCGACAGCGGTAGCGGTAGCGACAGCGACAGCGGAAGTGGAAGCGGTAGCGACAGCGACAGCGGAAGTGGAAGCGGTAGCGACAGCGGTAGCGACAGCGGTAGCGACAGTGACAATGACAATAAGACGTATACCGTGAAAATAACACCCGAAATTATCAGCTATATTCGCAGCTATCTTCGCAAGAATCAATTTCTGGACGAGTTTGACCTAATCACCGAAATGGACCTTGTCGAATATAATCACGCACCCGATTCTGCGCTGGTTTTCAATTCAGATTCCATCTCCTTCAATACAAATAATCAAACGATTGAGGCAGTTGGAGAGTGGGAGTATATTGAGCCAGAGAAATCTGCGTCTGCGTCTGCGAATAAGAAATCTAAATCGAAGTCCAGGGGGGGTCGGTCACGTGACCGTGACCATGACGACGACGACGACCATGACGACGACGTGAAGCAACCCAAATATAAAACCAAAGATGATGACCTCCCGGTGAGCGAGATTGAAGGTATTCTCATGAATAAATTTGAAGAATATAATAAGACGCGCGAGTTTGTGATTCACGAATCAAAGAACAGTTTTTTGGTCATGCTTATCAAATCGGTTGAAATCGTAAAATCGTAATACAGTAATACGGTAATACGGTAATACGGTAATACGGTAATATAATATAGAATTTATTCTATATTATGAATTCTATATTATGAATTCTATATTATGGAATTCTCGAACGGTAGTTTCGCTATACAAATATGGTCTCGGGTTCGGTCGATACGGAAGTGGACGCGGGCTCGGGTGCCGGTGCCGGTGCCGGTGCCGGTGCCGGAGTGAACGGCGCGCGAAGACGGTCGCCTAGTAGCTGCTCACAATGCTCTTTAAGCACACGGTTATCCTGCTTTAACTGTTCGATTTCTTTATTACGCGTATCAAGGTCGGCCTGTAAATTCTGAATAATCTGGACGACTTGTTGGTTATTCAATGTAACCGGTGCTTGCCCAGGCTGCTGTAAAATGATTTGCCCGCCGGCGCCTCCACCCGCCGCAGCCGCGTCTTCCGCCATCTTCGCGCGCTCCTTCTCCAGTTGTAGAGTTTGAGCGATGACGTCCGGTTTCATTTCAGGTCGCCCCGGCGCATAATCTTCCAGAAGTTTCTCCAGTTCCGACATATAAAATCGACGTAGTGTGGCGTCTTTTATAAAGTCCATCACCTTCTTGGGCGAATCGCGCACGATATCCGGGTTCGCGTTTATCAGCAACTTGCGCTTATCAAATGTATTATGGTCGTGAGAGAATACTAGGATGACCTTCATCGGGTCGAGTTGGACGAAGGGGACTGTGTAATCTTTCAGGAATGCGCGTTCTTCCGCCAGACACGCCTCCTCATTATACCGGTGCTGTTTCAGCAATTTACGTTTGAACGCAAATGTTCCCGCCGTCGCGTGATTCGGCCCATAGGGTCCAAACCGCTTCATTTGCCCGATGTGTTTGAAATAAATGTAAATCTCACTTGAACCCGCACACAATGCGTCTGGGTGAGTAACCAGCATATGGACCGCGTGAGATACGCGCTGGGGTGGGTAGTAGTCGTCGTCATCCATATAGACCAGGATTTCACCGCGCGACTTCTCGTGAAGCAGGTTGCGCTTCTTTCCCAGTGTCATTTTTGTGTCGTATTTGAAATACTTCACACGAGGGTGCGATGCGACCAGGTCTTCCACTAGATCGGTGCCGTCATCGATAATAATCCATTCCATACGGTCTTGCGGGTAATCCTGGTTATTGAAGCACGCGAGCATCGCGGGAATAAAGGGGCGACGGTTAAATGTGGGAGTACATACACTCACAAAGGGGTATTTTTTGAAATACTCAGGCGTTGACTTATCAGGTTCGGCCGCGACCAATGTGTGTGTCCTTTTTCCATTACCCATTGTATAATACGCGGTATAATTACTGTATAATACGGTATATTACTGTATACAATGAATTGTTTATGTTCTTTCTACGTTACGCTCCCCAATTCTTTATTTTATCGAAAAAGTTCATAATGCCCGCCCAATAGTGCGTGAGATACAGTGTCAGCAACATCAGAATTACAATTGCCGCAACATTGAGGTCCAGATACTCAAACGCGTAAAACATCAGTGTCAAATTGAAGAAGAAGAATATAATGGGCACATACCGCGCATACAATTCGCGATACTGGTCCCAGTGAAGTAGCGGATATATAAAGAATGTGCCGATGAATTGAATGAGTTGGACAATGTAGGCTATGACGGGCAATATACCGAGGCCAAACCCAGTAAATAATGACCATAACGACCCGCCAATAAATTCCTTACGATTATCGGTAGGATTTAATATCATTCCGATAACGGTGGTGAAAAAGGGTCCACCCATCAGCATGAATCCGGCGAATAAAAGAAAGACGACCGGCATAAAAATAATCAACAACGGCGAGATGACGTCGTATAATTCCTTCGGGATGCTGTGCGATAGTTTGGTGATATACTCAAAGATATAGAGCATCATCGCGCGGTCCGATGAGAATGAGAATATAAAAGAATTGTTAATCCATTGCTTGAATCTCGACTTAATAAAATCCCAGTTCAGGAGATTGACCTTCGTTACTCCTTCATCCACGCTCTCTTTTATCATATCCAGTTCTTCTTTTGTCAGGCAAAACCATTTAAATATATAAGTATCTAGAATAATCGCGGCTTTCAGATAGATTTTTTTAGTTGACGGGAGTTTGGGGTCGTCAGCAATTCCGCCGAACTTATCTTCGCAATCTGCGTCACACGATGTATATTCATTGGTATAACAATACGGCCATTTGTGGCGGTCGGTGGGGAATAGCTTTTCTAGATTGAGACTGTTCATACGGATACTTTCGGGCGCGGAGTAGAAGAGGATATTCACACAAATGACGGAAATAATGATGGTTTCGATGAAGAGTGTTAAGACGCTCAATCCGAATTCTTTAAGTGCGGCGATATCGAACATTGATTTCGGGGCGGCTTTGGCTTTTTTGGCGTCCTTGCCATCGCCCTTGTCCTTGTCCTCGGCATCGGCATCGGCATCGTCGCTACCACCGAACATCCCGCCGACTTTGCTAAATGTGCTCTCTTCTTCGGCGCCGTCACCGCCGTCGTCGCCGTCGTTTATTTCTTCATTATCGTCATCCGCCATTGTATATGTATTCAGGTTATATATACAATAGATTATTCGTTTTCACGGTTCACGATTCACGTCGTTACGTAGACTCCACCTCCGTGTCTGTGCCAATACTGTGCCAATATTGTGCCAATACTCTGCTAAATACCGAACAACCCGGCGACGTGAACCGCGGAGCGGAGTAGCGGAACCGACGGTGGAGCTGCGGAGCGACGTGAACCGCGGTGTGAAGTAGCGGAAACGAGCGCATCGCGCGAGGCGGAGCTACGGAATCACCGCGCGTACATCAACCCACAGTTCCCCGACACAAATGTCAGCACATTATACCGCTCCTCCAGTATATGGAAGTCATACGAATACAAATAAATATTCACATTCGGTTTATTCATACCGATAATCTCTCGTGTGTTCGGATTACAAATCACCTTCACCTCCGCCGCAGTATCCAACGGCGGATATATCGTCGTCAGTTCCAGCTCAATCTGATTGAACTTACTCATATTGATAGCACCGCTAGGTTGTAAGTCAAAAGGGTCCGAGTTCAGGCAAAAATTGTAACAATATATCCCCGGTTTCGCACTTCCGCGAGTCCGCGTATATTTCTCCACGTAATTGTATACCCCCGCATCGAGCAGATTCTCGCGGTATTTCCCATTCAGTGAAATCCCCAACATCTGTAAAATGTCGCGCTCGTTCTCCGACTGAAAATCCCCCGTAATATGAAGGCCGGTCAGGCGTTTATCGCCCGGATTAATACCTGGCCCAATGCCGTTCTTCGGTCCGTTCTTATCGTAGTAGTAGCGGTCGTTCGAAAAATCGGGGCGCGCTTGCCACGCCGTCGTCTGGATGTCGCTCGCGGTGGTGACGTTTTCAGTAAATGACGACGGGCGCCAGTCATCATCGATAGGCGCAGGGATGATATCATACGGCAGATAATTATACGGCCAGTTCGTATAATTGCTCCACTCATTCCGCATATTGACATCACTCCGTTGGAAAAACATCGTCCACGACGACACCATTCCCATTGAATTCTCTATTTTCACCTTCCTATTCCCCGTCACATCATTGAACGTCCAGTCATAATACGACTTAATCATGTATTTCTGCTGATTCGCGGCGAACACTTTGGATTCATCATCCGAGAGAAAACAGTAGGTCGCCATCAGGTGGACATCCGCATTCCAGTCTGTGCGAAGACTCGGGTATGAATTCAGTGATAAATCAATACTGGGGGGCGGGTATAAAAATCGCCACATTTGGTGGAGGGGGTTCGTGAAGTCGGGTTGGACGACGGGCCAATAATTGGTGGAGTCACCCACATCGCGAATGGTGAATAATTCCTTCACGGGGCGCAGTGTGACATCAATCTGGAGTTGGTTATATTGGAGACATACGAGAGGAAACGCCATCTTGGAGGAAAGTGTGAACCACGCATTAATGGGGATGTATATCTTGCGTCCGCGAATAGAGGGTTCCGCGCCGGCGATATTGGACGTGCGATAGGCATTCGGATACTGATTCAGGCGCGCACCCGAACAACCAGGATTATATAATTCGGGGACGTGGCCGGTCATTTGGTTGTATAGGTCGCGCTTGGTGTTGTCTAGGTCGCGCTCGACAATCGCCGCCAAATTGTGGCCGGAGAAACGCTGGAGGGTCATACCGCCGACGGAAATCGTGATTTCTTTAATCATTTGGGTGCCGAGGTTTTCAATCCAGCGAAACTCGTAAGGCGCCCACATATCGCCAACATTTGCGGGCGGATGAATGGGGCTCCAGATGGAGGGGAGAGTAACACAGACATACGTATCCATCAGCAGTTCCGCATATCTCGGCATATAAAACGTGAACTTGGATTCCTCTGTCATTCGGAGTTTCTTCTGACCGTCGAAATCAATTCTAAACTTTTGAAGGCCGAAATTCGTATATTTAAGATAGGTGCTTTTGAAGAAGGATTTTTTGGGGTTGCCGTTAAGAATCACATTTTGGTTGCCAGTGGCAATGAGATTCAATAGACCGCCGGTCATTATCTATTGCGCGTTATTTTAGTATAGATTATCGTTATTATAGCTTTATATAAAATCTATATAATTATATAATTACAATGAAAGAATCACAAATAGAAATCGTGTTTATTGGCATTATTATATTGGTGTTCGCATTATGGAAAATATCGGAACTTATTAAGATGCGGTGTTATCAGCGGCGGCAGTGGCGCGAAGGATTCGTGGCGAAGGCGGCGACGACGACGACGACGACGACGACGACACCACAGTCAGAAATCGAGACGTTTCTTTCACAAATCGAACAACTTATTCCTACAAAGGTCCGGTCGTCAATCGGCGGCGGCGTGCTTTCCACCGAGAATTTTACAGTGGACACAACCGAAAATGAAATGACGATACATCAGCGTAAAAAGTTAGTGCCCGTCGTGCCCGTCGCGCCCGTCGTCGTGTCCGCTCCCGCTCGGACTACGCCGCCGCCGCCGCCGCCGCCGCCTGGAAAAGAAGGTTTGGAAAATCCTGACGCAAACACGAAAGAATTCATCGACAAGAACATCACATCCATCAACCCGGAAGACAGTCAAAGCCGGTTCAAACTGCGCGATTACTATATCAAGGCGGCATATAACGCATTCAACCCCGATAAATTCAAGAACTCGACAGTCAGTATGGACGCTTGTCTCTACACCCTCGCGCGTGGATGTCGTTTCATCGACTTCGAGGTGTTTTCGGTGGATAATCAGCCAGTCATCGCATCATCTTCTGTGAATTCATTTAATTATAAGGAAACGTATAACCATATTCCCGTGTCCGACGCATTTGAAGTCATCGGGAGTTACGCATTCTCCGGTTCTAAATGCCCCAATCCAGGCGACCCCTTCATTATCCATATGCGAATTATGTCGCAAAATATCACAATGTATGACAACCTGGCAAAGGTCATTATGGGGAGCAAGACCGTCGCGCGAAACCTGCTTGGACCGAAATATGGACGCGAATACCAAACCAAAGATTTAGGCAATGAAAATCTCTCGGATTTCAAAGGGAAAATCATTCTGATGGTGGACGGGACGAACCCCGTATACCGTAAAACGAAACTGTTTGAGCTGATAAATATGAGTTCGAATACGATGTTTCTTAGTAAGTATACCTATTTTGGTGTGAAAAATGTGGGCGATCCACAGGCATTTAAAGACGCGAATAAGAAGAATATGTGCTTGGTTCTCCCGGATAAAGGGGGGCGACCCATCAATGACGGACACAACGGGCCGTTTACGTGGGGGTGCCAAATTGCGGCGATGTGCTTTCAGGAGGAGGCGCGTGATGAGAAGTTGAAGGCGTATGAGGATAAATTCGCGTCGGTGGGATATGCGTTCATTTTGAAACCGGAGGACCTCCGGTATGTTCCGATTACGATTGCTCCGCCGGCACCGCCCAATCCGAAAGCGTCGATGGAGGCGCGACCTGCGGAGGCGGCGGGTGGGGTCAAGCTGACCCTTTAATTTTGCGTTTCTCGTTGCGCCTGACCCTTCGGGTCGGCTCCACACGATCCGCAAAATTCCTTTACAATATCGTTCGTCATACAATAACACAAGACGAGCGAATGGATAGACGACGACTGTCCGAGTGTTCGTTGCGAGTGGAGGCGGAGCCGCAACGACGCAACGAAGACGAGCCACGAGAGTATTTTCTAATCATATGATAACTAACATCATATAATTTATTATTCAGAATAAAAGTATTTGAATGTCGCGGAAGCACAAACACAAGCGCGACGGCGACGGCGACGACAAGATGTCCTACGATGAAAAAGAGCTCGAAATCCTGCGCGAAGCCGTCGATGTAATGGAAAAACGAAAAGGTGCGAAAATCATCCAGGACCCACAGGTTAAGAAAATCATCTCCATCGTCGAGGAATTCATCGCGCGTAAAAAGCTCGTCTGTTATGGCGGCACTGCCATCAATAATATCCTCCCCGAAGACGCCCAGTTTTACAATAAGGACATCGAGCTTCCCGATTATGACTTTTATTCAGATAATGCGTTGGATCACGCAAAGGAGCTCGCGGATATCTATTACAAGGCGGGATATGAAGACGTGGAAGCAAAGTCGGGCGTCCATCACGGCACGTATAAGGTGTTCGTGAACTTTACGGGAATTGCGGATATTACGCAAATGGAGCCCGCGCTATTTAAGACAATCTCTCGAGATGCGATTATTAAGAAGGAAATCCGCTACGCTCCGCCTGATTTTCTTCGGATGGCAATGTATTTAGAACTATCGCGTCCAGATGGCGATGTTTCTCGTTGGGAGAAAGTCCAGAAGCGGTTGGTCCTATTAAACACCCATTATCCACTCAAAGGGTATCAATGCGATAAAATAGAATACCAGCGCGGGTTTGAAGGGGCGACGAAGGCGAATACGGGGGAAATTAGTATTTCGAGAACGAGGTCCGCGACGAGGACCGTGAAGAAGGGCGGCGGCAGTCGCAGTGCGACTCGTTCTATAAAAGCATTGAAGCGTAAAGCAATCAGCGGCGTGATTCGGAAGTATCATACCCTAGGCGCGTATTTGAAGCGATTGTATCACGCGGTCCCTTCCCATGAGGAGACGATGGGAGACTTCAAGTATACGGTGGAGGAAGATAAACTCACGCATAAGTATCGGTTGGTTGCGACTTACGAGAGATTACTGGGGGCGGATGACACATTCATCTTATATTCGATGAAAGTGAGCGACATCGACGCGAGCAGGAGTGCGAGCGACATCGACGCGAGCAGGAGTGCGAGCCGAGAAGCGAGCCGAGAAGCGAGCCCGGCGGATACGAAGGCGATCCCCGAATACTCCGTCAATAAATCCAATGTTTCATATTTAAGCAACCGAGAGAAAGAACTGGCCGAGACGGATATCTATAATATCGTCCGTGATGTATTTATCAAGAACCGCGCGGTCTTCTTCGGCGGGTATGCGAACATCCTGTATTCGCGGTATATGCCAAAACACCAACGCCGTATCATCCAGAAAATCCCCGATTTTGATATTCTCTCGGAAGAACCGCGTGAACTATGCGAAGCCGTCGTCCGCGAACTCACCGCGCATAAGTATACCGACGTCAAATATACGAAGCACGCAGGCATCGGCGAGGTCATTTCCGAGCATTACGATATTCGCATCGGTGATGAGGTCATCGCGTTCTTGTATAAGCCTCTCGCGTGTCATAGTTATAATACAATACGGGTAAACGGTGACGGCGGCGCGGGCGCGGGCGCGGGCGAGTCTATTCGTATTGCGACAATTGATACAATGTTGAGTTTCTACTTGGCGTTCATTTACGCCGACCGCGTATACTACGACGTGAGTCGTATTCTGTGTATGTCACAGTTTCTGTTTGACGTCCAGCAACATAACCGTCTCAAGCAGACCGGTTTATTACGGCGTTTCAGTATTAATTGTTATGGAAAACAACCGACGTTGGAGTCGATGCGGTTTGAGAAGACGCAAAAATACGAGGAGTTGAAAGGGAAGCGTGATTCGCGCGAATTTGAGGAGTGGTTCCTGCGGTATATTCCCTATGAGCACGCGGGTGCGAAGGCGAAAGGGGCGAAGGGGGCGAAGAAGACGCGGAAAAAAGCGCGTAGCGACCGAGCGTAGCAAATACACATCACCTCAACCCTTCACCCAACTTATTGAATACTTTCATAATAATGAAGAACGTGCCTGCGAACATCGCGCTCGTGGCGGTTAGACCCACGATTTTGAAATTCCCGTCTTCCGCGAATAATGACGGCAGGAAGTGGAGCAGTTGTGCGCGGAAAACGGGCATCTGGAATATGAAATAAAGAACACCGATGAGAATCGGCATTTGAAGGTCGTAATAAATCGCCTCAATGGTGTCGATCTGGTTAGACTGGCGCGCATTGGCGCGGACGATGCTTTCCATGGAAGTGTGTTCTTTGATATAGTCGTGGCCGCCGCCGCCTCCGCCGCCGCCGCCGCCTGCTAAATGGCCGGACCCGGGATGTTCCGGTACATAATTGGGTCGTGACTGGTCGTCGTGTGTGTATGAGTTGGGGTTCATTGGAATATCTCTCGTAGGTATCATTGTCATCCCGTTGGCGCTAGCGCGTTGGACGCCTTGGAGGACTTCGTTCATCACGCTCCCTGGGATTTGCGTTGGACCGTGGGACATCATCGGATCGCCGCCTACATTGGGGGAGTAGATGAGTGGCGCGCCGCCACCACCACCGCCACCGCCGATATTGCCGCCCCCGTAAGGGGTGTGATGATGACTCGAACCCGGTGTTTGGCTACTTAAAGGAAGGTCGTCAATACTAGTTGTGTCGCTCATTGGAATGGAATGTTACTAAATATAATTAAAAATAAGAATAGATATGAATATACATAACGCAGAGAACGTAGAGTTGTATTTTGGACGAATGAATCCTGTTTCAACATAATAACATATCATTCGCCGATGTCGCTCCTCTTCCATTCATTATCTTTGCGAGTTCTTGAGTGAGATACGCAATCGTGATATTTTTACTAGATATGTCCAACTCCAACTTTCCTATCATAATTTTCTGCGCGTGAACGACTTCGCGGAGTTTTTGGGTTTCTATAAAGAAGTTGGATTTGTTTGCGTTGAGGTCTTGAACCCATTTCTCGTGGGTTTTGCTTTTACAGTGCGCTGCGAATAATGGCGAAGAGATATAGACCTTGTCTTTTCGGGTTCCACACGGGCAACGTAGTCCATTTGCGAGCGCAGTGGTATTGAACGATGGTATTTTGTCAACATAATTGCCTTTGTCATCTATATTTGGCGAATATACGTCAGGTTCGGTTACGAGTGCCATTGTCGCGTTCGTTATTGTATAATATAAACTACAATAATGAACTATTATTATTCAATTTTAATGCAAACTCACATCCTTCTTACTCGCGTCACATTTCACGGCCTTTGTTTTATACTCATAACACTTATCATCCAACTTATACGTATCCTTCTCTAAATCCTTGAGAGGGGGTGCGCGAAAAGCGATACACGACCGGTCTTTACACACTTTACGAAAGAGTGATGCGATACCGAGACCAAGGACGATGGATATAATAATACGGCCTGTTTCGGTATGAAGCAGACGCTGAAAACCCATTGTATTCTAATATATAATGGATATAAATTAGAATTAGGGCCGGGTCGGCTCCGCTACGCTTCGTTCGGCTCGGCTCCGCTCGGCTCCGCTCCATTCCATTCCATTCCATTCCATTTCATTTCATTCCATTCCGTTACTGGACCGGTATCTTCTTCACCGCCCCCTTCGCACTCGCGCAGTTCACCTCCTTGGCGTTAAATGAAAAACAGTTGTCTGCGTGGTCTTTAAATTGAAAATTGCGGATATTGTCGGGGGTAGGGTAGACATAAATAACCTTCGGTTTCGGGACCGAGATGTATACATAAAATAAGCCCACGGCGAGGCTTACGATGAAAATCGGAAGGGAAATGTGGTTGAATATGTTAATCATTATTCTGGAGGGTATCGGTAGTTGTATCGTAATATACTATATTATACTACGATAATTATACGCGGCGGTGGGTGCGGCGGGTGGCGCGGCGAGACTTCACAGCGGTGAGTTTGAGTATTCGTTGTCTAAAGGTCGAACGGCGTCGGGAGCGGCCGCCTCGACCATTACCACCTTTGGAATCACCAGGAATTCCGTATATATTATAATATCTTCCGGATTGTGGCATTATTGTAAATGTAGCACTATTTGTATCTGTATTATAAACAATCGAGTAATTACGCACGTTGTTGAACATTTGTGAGGTAACATCCAAAAAGAAGTCTTTAAACTCGGTTGAAATTTTACTGTTTGGTATTATTTGACCGTTAGCTAGTTTTAGTTCTAAAATTGATGACTTTAATAGATTATTAAATTCGTCTCCTGTTAACTTTGGTCCTTTTTGACTTTCCCATTTAACGTTACGCGTTTGTAAATCCAAAATAAGGTTTATATTGTATACTCGTTTTTCTTGCGGAAAAGAAGCTTGTATACTCATGTATTGTATTTATAATACAACTAGAAAAATACTACCTAGCCCCCGCCGCCCCTAGCACCGGCTTCGGCGCGGCCACCGCCCCTACTGGCTGGCTCACTATCCGGTTATCCGCAATCCACTTCGGCATTATTACCGGCATATACAGTTCATTGTAGCTGTATTTCTTTTGCGAGAGATTGAATTCTCGGTCATTATACATTTGAACGAGTGCGCCATTAGCGTTCTCCGTTGTCTCTACCTGGGAATAGACATACTTGGTCTCTCGCAACTTCAAATACGCCGGCTCAATATCCTGCTGACAAAGCACAAGAATATCATCAATGATGCTTCGGTTCTTCCATTCGGATTCCTTGAACTCCGTCATATATTCCTTAATAAGCGCGACCTTCTCGGAGATTACGCGCGTCAGTGTTTCCGTGTCGGTGCGTGCGTCATCATTGTCGGTTACGCTTAAATAATAGCTCCGAAACTCCGCATACATTTTCTGCTGTTCCTGTAGTTTATGCTGGATGGCGTCAAACCGCTCAAGGAGCTCGTCCTCATTAATGAACCTGAATAATAGGTCCAATTTCATTCGGATGATTTCGTCCTTGGTGGCGCGGACCTCTTCGAGAGATTCGTTCATCAATGTTTCTAAACTAATATACTTGCCGCGCGAGACTTCGATATGAAACCCGCAGGGTTGGGAGATATTTCCGCACATGGCTTTTAATTTGCCGTCGGTCTCGGTGAATAGCGACCCGCCTTCCTGTTTACACACGATACACGCGGGTTTAATGAGCGCGAGGCGTTTGGCTTTTTGTTGGGAGGATAGGGATTTCCAGTTGATGATTGGGTCGTTCATCAGGCGCTGGCGGCGCTTTTCCAGGGCGGCGTTATACTTTTCTTTCATGGAGTAGTATCCGTGGGTGGCGTCGTTGATTTTCGTGCGCTCTTCTTCGGGGATGAGCTGGTAAGGGTAGACCAACCCGCGGAACTCATTGGGATCGGCCGCGCGCTGAAGATGCTTTTTCAGGGCGTCTTCTTGCTTGCGCGTCATTTCCAGGAGAACGCGGGTGGCTTTTTTCAGGTTGTCGCGGGTGTCCTGGGTGCGTTTTTGGTCGGCGATACGAGACGCGGCTGCGCCGCCGCCACCGCCGCCGTATTGCGCGGACGCGGACCCGCGTTCTTGAATTGCCGCGTGTAAATCCTGGTATACGGATGACGCGTATTGCGTTGTCATATTGTATATATACTATACTATACGTAGAAATATGTCAACGTATTTACGACGACCGACCCGAACGGAACGAAATATCGTCCATATATCGCGAGAGATGACCGTTCAGGACCTGTCCCTATATCGCGAGAGATGACCGAGCGGAGTGGCGAGTGGAACCGACGCAACGCGGCGGTGGAACGACACTAACGACGCGAGACTTAATAATATTCTCCTGGCCCCTTCCACGCCGGCAGGTTGGTGAGCATACCCATTCCGTTCCCCGCGGGGTGTGTTCGCGCATCCATCGGAATGCCCTTACTTTGCGCATAATGTGTGGCGTTTACCATTTTGAGTTTCGAGAGAATATACTCCTGCTGCTGACGCTTCTTCGCGTCTACTTCTTCTGGTGTAGGCTTTCCCTTATACCGCAAATATAAGAATACGCCTAAACATAAACAGAACGCAATACCCACCGTGAAGTTAAATGTTTGTGTGTGGTAATAATCTTTGACTCGGCGACACTGGTCGAGAGATTTGCTTAAGAAATATCGGACACCTGGCTCGGTGAGTGTAGGTGCTGGCGCATTATCGTTCATTGCTTCTTCGTTTACAATAATGCGAAAAAATAAGGGGAGAATGAGAACGCAACGAACGTAGCAGACTTATTTTAATAATCCGTGTATTATGTAATTACTATGGCCGAATTAAGTTCATCGGTTGCGATATTCTTCTTCTTGGCCGTATTCGGCGCCTACGCATATTATAAATACACGAAAAATGGCGTCTTAAGCGGCGGGATAACGTTCCTGTTTTTCCTCGTGCTCCTCACCGGCGAATACTTCATCAACCTCGCAATGTCAAAGGATATCTGCGGGTTCGACCAGGAAAAGACGGCGCTCATGGCGACGGTGTTACCGTGGTTCCTCGTTTTAGGCGCACTCAAGGCCGCGCTCGTCGTATTTCCTGGCTGGCTCACACCTTTCAGCAATACGTTCGGGTATATCTTCGTATCTGCGGTGACGGACTTAAAGGACGTATTCAATGCTATTTTGACACCCCAGTTTGATTTAGCATCCGAGGCGCAAAAGGGCGAGGCGGCGCCGCAGAAGGGGGGCGACGGCGCTAGCGACAGCGCGGATATACCTAAAGACGACGTAAAAAACAAACGCGATATCGGTAGGGCTTTAGAGCAAATCTATACCGACCAGTCTATCATCCTCAATGAACTCGGGCTTGATAATCTGGACCGTTTCTGGGACAGTTTCAAAGAATCGCGCCTTATTAGGCCTTCCGCGAAGGTAGAAGACTTGGAGAAAATCCGGAAATTCTTGATGATGAAGACGATTGTGGGCGAGTTCGTGTGGCTGGTGCTGTGCGGTTTGCTTGTCGTGAGTATAAGTTATAATTACTTACTGAATATGGGTTGTTCTTTTACACCGGAACAGCAGAAGATACGTGCGCAGGTGCTGAAAGAGACGCAGGATGCGGCGAAGAAGAAGGAGGCGGAGGAGAAGGGGAAGGTCCTCACGGTGACAGGTTGAACGTCGCTACAGCACGGCTCCACTTCGTTTCACCATGCTTCCGCTCCGTTCCTAGACTCGCGTCGCTTTGCTCCTTTCATTCAGCTCATTCGTTTCACCTCCATTTCATTCCGGTTCACTCATTCGCTTCATTCCACTCGCTCCGCTTCCGCTCGTATCTATCGTCATATCGCGTCGCCACTCCGCTCGGTCATCTCTCGTGATATGTGTTCAACATTTGATAGTAAATTGTCAAAATATAGGCGACGATGACCGAGCGGAGTGGCGAGTGGCGCCGTAGGCGGAACGAGTGAACGACGCGAGAGATGACCGAGCGGAGTGGCGAGTGGCGCCGTAGGCGGAACGAGTGAACGACGCGAGAGATGACCGAGCGGAGTTGCGAGTGGCGCCGTAGGCGGAACGAGTGAACGACGCGAGACGAGTGAACGACGCGAGACTATAACATAACGCGCACCACCGGCCTTGATATATAAAACACAGCGAGATACGAGAGAATTCCTAGCACGATTGCGATGAGCCAGATAGGCAGCACAGTTTTGCTAGAATAGCCCACACCAAATTCCCGCAGACTGCCGTCCTCGTTATAAAGAAACGACGGGGTCGCATACTGAACCAGCATAAACACGACAACGTATAATACAATGGCCGACCCTGCTAAATTATTACGGATGATGTTTTTGAATGCGTTCATTCTGTATCGTATTGTAATAGCCTAGTTACTAGTATATTACAATATTTCATTTATTCGTGTTTATTACGTTGTCTACT